TGCCTGACTCGGCAGTGTGATTGCCCTTCTCCAGAAAGATCGTGGTCACGGGTCAGTCCTCAGAATGAAAGTGGGTGGGTACAACTCTGTCTGCGGAGACGAGAGAAGGAAGGTCAGGCATGGGATGCTCCGAGGCCGAAGATGACGCGGCGCACCTGCTCAACGTCCGAGGGGCGCACCGGATGACGCGCCACGATGCGAGCGCGAAGGCACATGCCTGACTCATGCGGATCGCCGTGGTAATCGGGATCGACTTCGACCACGTCCTCCGGCTCCACTTCGTAGATCATCGGGCGGCGGTGCCCACTTGCGAACATCAGCGCGCACGCCATGAGCGGGGTGACGTACACCCGATCCGTCCGCACCGTCTCCGGCACACCCTTCTCTGCCGCCACCTGCGGGCCGAACGTCTTGGCTCCGGTTTCGTCAGCGGGCAGAATCCAGCCACCGACATGGAAGCCGTCAGGGCCACCGTGGTAGTACTTCGTGGGGAGGTTATCCATTGGCTTTGACTTCCAGCGAAGTGTAGAGCGCCTGAATCCACGCATTGCGCCCGTTCGCGCGTGAGACTTCTGCGGCGTACTCGCTTTGGGCGCGGCCAATGTCTTTCGCCGTCTGCGCTCGCTGGCGTGCCAACCACTGCGCGGGCGATTCGGGGGCCGGTTCTTCCTCGGCGTACTCCGAGCAATCGAGCTTCACGGAGTCGCGGAGTTGTTCGAGCATGAACTTCTTCAGGCCCGCATGGTCAGCGGTCGGAGGCACCCACGCTTCCGTGTCGCGGATCATCGCCTCGTACCGCTGACGCGTCTGGCGGCGTTTGTGGCGGCTGTCGGCGCGCAACTTCGCCCGCGCTATCGCCTCCTCGTTCTGCTGGCGCTGGGCGTCGGCTTCCGTCATCGCGTCGAGCAGACACAACTTGTCGAGTAGTTCGCGCTCATGCTTCGCGTAGAAGTCGCTCGGCTCCGCAAGACGTGGCGGCGCGTCCATCGGCTCATCGCGTTGCAGGATCGTCGCGCCCATTGCTCTCGCGCATCGCAGCGCAAACGTGCGGAAGTCCGTCACCTTCCCGTCGGCCACATCAGCGGTATATCCAGTCGGCATTTTCGTTCCTCAGGAGAGCGGGTTAGGACTTCAAGAACCGGCGACGAGTACCTAAAGCACTTTCGATCCGTTCGTGGCATCCCTTCCACATCCACCGGACGTGCTTGATGGCCTCAGGACTTTCCCGTTCGGTCAGCGTGTACCCGCGCGGGAGGTGGTGCAACTGGCCTTCGGTGGAGCGGAAGCGTTTGTGCGGCTCAGTGCCACCTTTGGTGAACCAGACTGCGGGTGGTGTGAAGGCCGCGTTGATCTCGGCTTCTTGCGCCATATCCGTCACGATCGACAAGAGCGAGAGGCAATCAGCACCACGCCAGTACGCACACGTTTCGCACTCGCAGAGCCCGTTGCTTCGATCCCATGCCGCATACCGCAGACGGAGGTTGAAGTCTGAGCGGATCAACTTCGTGTACCGCTCATGCCGGCGCTTCGTCGCGCGCGGGTTGATGGACTTCACCTTCGTCCGTGGCTTCCCTTTGGCGTTCGCGATCGCTTTCGAGCGCCAGCGGTCTTTGCGGCCCCACGCCTTCACCAGCGCCTGAACTCGCTTCTCTGAGTCCGTCGCCTTCGCTGGCTTTGGGCATGCTGTGGCGAGCGTCATGCGACCACCTCCGCGACGAGCATCCGATCACTCGCCAAGAGGATCGGCGCATAAAGCAACTCATACTTCACGCACTCACACTCGTAGACCTCGAGCCGCAACTTCGGCATGTGATGCAGTTCGTACTTGACGCCGAACCCGTGGCACTCCGCATGCGCCCGATCGCAGCAGCGGGCGACGCGCCGTTCCCAGCCTTCCGGTGGCACGGACGCCTTTGCGAGAATCTCGGCCTTCCGTTCCTCGCCCAGCATGATTGCGAGTGAGACGATGCCGGCGGTCAAGGCGAGCTCCCAGCCCGAAGGATCGCCGTTAGCCACGGAGTCTTCTCGCCGAAGGGTTACAGACATTCCGGCTATGATACCCGAGAAGATCTGGATGCTTGCATGCGCAACCGCCAGGATTTAGTGCCGCGAGTGAAAACTCGTAGAGCGCGAGCCAGTGCCGCGCCCACACCCCGAGCGTGCCCGTCTTATATCGGCAGCGCTCCGCTTCCACGCGCATCCGCTCGACCTCGACCGCGTCGATCATTGCCATACCGCTCCGTCTCCGAACCCACGCCTCAACTGCCAACTTCCGCTCTCGGCCATCTTCACGGGGCGCGTGCCGTATCCGACGCGGTAGCCTTGCGCATAGTCCCGGCGTTGCGCGGCGCCCGTATATCCGTTGTCCTCGAGACGCCCCGCGAATCCATCCTGCACGCCGATCGTATACGCCTCGAGGCCGAACCGCACGCACGCGGCGCGCTTGCTCATCTCGTGGAGATGATCGAGAAAGAACTGTCCGCCGTCGTGGCTCATGACGACCGCCGAGTTTTGCCGCGCGCCCGCATCCAGCGCCGGAGCGCCCGCAGGGGAATCATCTTCACCCCGAACACGGGCTCACACGGGAGTCGTCCCTCGCGGACGGCCTTCGTGATGGCCGGCTGGCTCACGCGCGCGAACTTCGCCGCTTGCGTGATGGCGAGGTGGGATGGCCGAGGGCGCGTCACCGTCCATCCTCCGACAGCCCGACGGCGGCGAGCACGACCCGCGCCACGCCTCGGTAGTATTCCCGCTGCTGGTTCGTGAAGGACGACCAGCCGATCGTGTTCGTGCGTGAGGCTGCGGCGAGGGCCTCTGCTGCCGTCTCGACTTTGGCCGCGAATACCGAGTGGTCGATCGCGTCGAACGCGTCGACGACGCGCTGCATACCCTGCTTGATGGCGTCGGCTTCCTTGCGATACGGTGCGCTGTTCTTCGCCAGCGGCACCACATCGAGGAATGTGACGGTGCGCTGTGCCAGCGACGCCAGGGCGGTTCCGGTCGGTGGTTTCATGGGACTAGGAGAGAAGGGCTGGCAACGACGGAAGCCAGCGGGTGAACCCCAAGATCTGCGCGCGGTATGCCTCGCAGAGGAGCAGATGTTCGCGAACGGTGTGCCGGATCGTGGAACGCATCCCGCACGCCGGACACCGGTAGAACGGCCCGCGATCCCCGTGGGGCGGCGTCTGCGCACGCACCTCGGCATCCGCCGCCAGCGCCACGCGGCTGGCCTCTATGAGCACGAGACGCCGATTAGCGGCCATCGTAGCAGCCCTCTGCCTTCGTATGCCGCGTTCCGCAGTCTGTGCACGACATCGGCCGCACGTCGAACTCGTCGGCGCGGGCGCGGAGCTGCGCGGCGAAGTTCCCGAGTTCGCCCACGCTCGCGGTGCGATAGGCCAACCCGAATGACTCGCCCGGTTCCATTCGCGATGCCAGCGCCTGGACGGCGAGCGCCGCGTCCTTCAGCGCCATGTACGTCGCCATTGGGGCCATGTCGATCGCTTCACGGGTCGCCATGTTAACGGCCCTCCAGCGCGAGCAGTGCCTCCGCTTCTTCGTCTGCGTCGAGGATTACATACTCGGGGTGCTCGCGGTTCTCAGCATCCACATCGGCCCACGCGCGCTCCCACCCGCAGTGGCAGACGTAGAGGTCGCACGCTTCGCCCTCGCCCAGATGCCGGTCGAACACGACCTTGTGCCGGTCGCCCCACACGGCGCAGGTCGCATTGACGCGACGGAGCACGAGCGCGGCGAGCCACATGTCGCGGACCCAGCCCGAGGAGACCGCGGCGTAGCGTTCCAGCTCGGCGCGGGTATGCTTCGCGGCGTTGCGCGTCGCAAGCGTCGCCATGCGGTCGGACGTCGGGCGCGAGGAGGAGAGAATCTGAGCCGGGGTCAACATGGTGTGGGTGCTCCGTGAGAGGTGACGAACAGGAACCGACAAGGCTTACGGTTATATTCTAATAACTCACGCTCCGCCGCGCAAGAGGCAACACGCGGCAACATCCGGCAACACCGAGCATGAGTTCAGGAGGACGGCGGCTGTAGCCTTTTTGAGACACCATCCCTCTCGGCGTACCAGCGTTCGATCGCGCTGAGTGGCTCGCCGTCGTCCCGTGGGGCGCTGTTGGAAGCGGGAAGTGCCGGAGTGCAGCTCCTGGCCGCGATCGCCCGCGTATCGGGCTCTGACGCGCGGGAGCGGGCGCGCTGTTGCTCGAGCGCCACGGCGAAGTCCCGCTCCGCGATCTCCCGTGTCATTTCCGTGTCAGAGCCGAGCCGATGCGGGCCGACATGCCCATACGCCTGCGCGACAGTCTCCCCGAAGTGCGCGCGCACGGCCTCGACCGTGGGGAGACACCAGCGCATTTGCCAGTTGAAGCCGCCGATCGCTTCGATCTTTTTGAGCGTCTCCGCCGCCGGTTCCGCTGACGGCTGGGGGAGATAGACCCTGATCTCGCCGGGTGCCGGAAAGAATCGCCGCTCCGGTTCGGCACCGCATTGCTTGGCGGCGTTCATCATCGCATAGTCATCGGTCACGTCCTCGAACGTCACCATCCAGGCCTCCAGCGTGGCCTCCGTGATGGGCGGCCGCGACGGGAACAGTTCGTGGAGATAGGCGAGCATCAGCCCGATGGCTTGTTTCGTCGCCATTTCTAGTGTTCCATCCATTTCGCGATGGCCGCGCGACTGTCAGAGAGCTTGTTGGAGGACGATCCGTTCCCGTTTGACGGTGCCGGCGGTGTCCACGGCTCAAGCCAGAACCGCTGCGGGCCGAAGAAGGTGGAGGCCTGCTTGACGAACTCGGTGCCTTCGGTGCCCTTCGCGCGGATGAACGCGGCGTAACGGATGACTCCGTTCGTGAGCTCGTCGACCGAGATGCCGCTCCGCACCCGCGCGCGCCACGCCTTGCGCGCCGCGCCTTTCGGATTTCCGTGATCTCCGCGGCTCGGGTACAGTCCGAACGCCTTCTCGAACGCCGGATCGACGGATTCTCCATGATCCGTCTTGACCGTGACCGCCGCCGGTTCAATGATGGGCGCCGTCGCCTCGCCGCGTTTCCGCTGCCGATGGAGCGCGACACGCTTCCGCGTCGCCGCGCGCTCATCTTCTCGCCGAACCATTTCGTCATAGAACGTCGCATTGAGCACGACCCAACCACCCGGAACGCGCTCGATGCGCCGGCCTTCGTGGTCGGGATTGCTGCTCCTGGTATCGGGGGCTTCCAGCTTCGCCACAGCGATCTCCGCCTCTCGTTCCGTGACGCGGGCACGCTGCGCCAGATTCTCCAGACAGGCGAAGCGCGCAAACCCGTCACCATCCTTCGCAGCCAGCAACGTGAGCCAGACGACGCGCGTAGGCAGCGGCTCGAGCCAGACGGAAGAATCAAGGATCGACGCGAATAGTTTCGAGTACATGGCCGGTTACGGTAACGCTTGTTACGCGCTCTCGCAAGGTGGTTAGTTAACTACGAGAGACAGACTTAAGCTGTAGATACATACACAGACACACCGTTACTTGTAACAATGCCACGTTACCGCATGCGTTACACAACGGAGCTGATGAGCGTCATGGACGAAGCATCGCCTTGCGTAGGACGCTGAAGGCGGGCCGAGGCGTTCGCTGAGGATCGTGCGCGCACAACGCGAACGGCCAATCGGCCGACTCCTCGCCGGCGAGCGGTCCGAGATAGACCCGCTCCACCGTCCGCAGTTCCGGCAACGCCAAGAGATCGGCGAGCGCCATTGCGTAGGATCGCGCGCCAGCGGCCACGTATCCGACACCCGTGAGCCAGAGCGGCTTCTCGCATTCGGCCTGCTCCATCGCCGCCTGCACCACCGCGAGCTGTCGGAGATATTCTGGCACCAGTGTCCGCCCCGGGCTCAGGATGTTGAAGCACACGGCGTCCGCGTCGCAGCCACCCGCCGACAGCGCGCGCGCAATCCAGTTCACTGAGGCCGTCGCCGAGAACCCAGCGGTGACAATCGGGATCGAGGATGGTAGCCGTTTCCGCATAAACTGCACCGTGGAACGGAAGGTCCCTCCGTATTGCTCCGGACTCACGGCCGGCGATTGCGCATCCGGCTCGTGGTCGATCTGGATTGTCATGCCCGGTACGACCGGCCCCAGCCCCTTGCCGAAGGGAATCGTGACCAGGAGCGGGAAGCCTTCGTCGGCCAGCGTGAGGATGCGCTCTGCGCTCGCGGGGTCGCCGTGATTGAAGGTCCGGACGAGCGGCAACCGCCCGCGGTACTCCAGCGAGCGCAGCGCCGCGAGGTCGCCCGCCGTGGCCTCATCGACGCAGATCCCGATCCTCGCCCCCGCGAGACGGCGGGAGAACCGGCGGCGCGCGTGGTCGATGGTGGTGCGGAACGATTCGGTGAGGCTCATGGTTTCTGCGGCACGGTTGAGGTGGCAGGCGCGGGCTTCTTCGGCTTCGGACATTGATGGGCGTCGACCACCTGCTTCGTGATCCCCGCACGTTCCTCCTCGGAGAGCGCCGGCCACTTCCGCAAGCCGGGATACGAGGTCGTGGCGCGACAGCCACATTTGAGCATCATCCGGATCATCGCCATGTCAATCGAGATCCGGCCAGTCGTTCGGCAGCGACAACTTCTTGACGCGCGCGGCCAGCGCGGCATGGTCCGGCTTCGCGCCGAATCGTTCGATCTCGATGCCCATGCACCGGCCCACGGTCAGCTCCTTGACTTCCTCAGGCGTAGGGCTTCCTGTGAATGAAAACTCGGCTTTGATGCGTTCGAGCCGGTCCGCGCCGATGAGAATGAGATGCTCGGCTTCGACCTCGATGAGCGCCCACGGCCGGATGCCCGGAAAGTCGAGGATGATGCGAACGGGTGGCGCGGACGGCCCGACCTTCGCCGCCATCTGGACGATGGACTGCGCGAGGGCGTTCATTTCGACGCCCCGCGCGAGACGAGCCACCGAAAGAGCGCGTTGGCGTTCAGGAGCGCCTCGGATTCCCACAGCGCCGGTTCTGCGCCGACCAACAACCCGAGCGCCACGCGTCCCGGCCGCATGTCTGCGACCGCGACGTTCGTCGTCTCCACGATGTCCAGCACGGTGAGACGTGAGGTCATCGTTTCGCCTTCGCGGGCGTCACAAGCGGGGGATCGGTGAACGTCGCGCACTGCGTCGCGGCCTTATCGACCGCCATGAAGAACGCGAGCGTGCCGAACAGCGCGGCGAGCAAGAGCACGATGAGCGCATGCTGTGGCGTGAGCCATTCCTCGCGCGCGTACATCAGCCGGCTCCCAGTGCAAGCCCAACGCGCACGGCGATGAACCCCAGCATCCCGAACACCATCGCCCAGCCGAGCATGCGCACGGCGAAGGCCACGCGATGGATCGTCGCGACCTTCCCGTCGAGGACGTCAAGCGTGCGCTTCGCCTTTTCGCATAGCTCGCGGAGTTCTTCCAGTTCCCATGCGGTGTCGTAATCACCGGCGCGGACGTCCTCGGACATTTCAGGAACCCAATCGATGCGTTTCTTCATGTGAGCAGTGCGGTGAGGAGGGAAAGGGTCTCACGGGATTTGAGCGTCTGGGGCGTGGTGCGCAAGACGCGCCAGCCCATGAGCGTGGCTGATGCAACTGGCAGACATCGTGCACTCAAAATGCGCATCTTGTGGGTTCGAGTCCCACGGCTCGTACTCAGTCCCGTAGTTCATCCTGCTGTCGCTCGGGGGTAGCCCGCGTCACGGCAAGATCAGTTTATTTCCGAAGCCTGATTGAGCGCACAAACTCTAGTCTTTCTTCTCCGAATCGTTCAACGATCCACGTCCGAGGGTCTTTCTGTCCTTTGAGTGAGTTGCAGGATCTGCAGGCCGGAACGAGATTGGAGAAATCATGCTTACCACCACCCGCAAGCGGCATGAAGTGGTCAATACTCGTCGCTGGGGCTGTCCGACAATACGCGCAAACGTTTCCGCATTTTGCTAAGAGCTTGTTCCAGTGGGCTTTTGTGAATCCGCGCCCACCGTTCGCCTTCTGTCGTGATCTACGCTTAGCGTTCTGAAAGGCCATTATACGCGAACGTTTTTCTGGATTTTTCTTTGCCCATTCGCGTGCGCTTTTTTTGGCCCTTTCGGGATGCCGAGCATAGTTGCGCTTTCCGTATTCACGGACCCTTTCTGGATTCTGTTCGCACCACTTTCGATATGCGATCTGGTCTCGTTCACGGCATCTGAAGCAACGAGTGTACGCTGTGTCTCTCGGTTTTCTGCACCGCGTGCAAGAGCGCGGCGAATCATTGACAGCGTGGTCAGCGAGCATAGAACGCGATGGGTGGCGTTTCCAACGTCTCGTCCACCACGATGGGGAAGCCGAACAGCGATCCCTGCACGCCCTCATCCGATATCATAGATCGCGCACCGCATCACGAATCGCCGCGAACCGCGTGTCACGCCCGACGAGATGCACCAGCCACGCCGCCAGCGTCAACGCCTCATCCTCGCTCATGTCCCGCGTACGGCCAGGGAACAGCAGCGCGATCCGGTCCCCCCGCGCCGACACGCCCCATACGTTCGCCGTGTCGATCACCTGCGGGGGTTCCGCGCCGCAATGCAAGACATGCGCCCCGTCCACGAGGCGCACCTCGTTCGTCCGCCCGCAGATGCACCGGAGCGGGACGCCGATTTCCGCGGGGATCGTGATCTCCCGCTTGCTCCCGCACACGCAGGTCACGATCCCCCGCGTGTGCAGGTCGAGCGAGCCCGTGCTCATCTTCACGACGCCGCCTTGAACCATTCAGGATGATCGAGCTTCAACTGCCGCAGTTCTTCCTTGTCCTCATCGCCCAGCGCGCCCGGCGTGTGTTCGTTCTCGATCAGCCGACGTTGCCGTTCGCTTGGTCCGCTGGGTTCGTTCGCCTTCGTGGACGACGGAAGCATCGCCGCCAGCTTCGCGTTCGCGCCCTTCCCGTCGAGCGCCTCCGTCTCATCGGTCACGGTGCCCAACTCCAGATCGCCGAACTCGCGCCGCGTATCATCATCCAGCGCCTCGGCCATTTCGATGGACATGGGCACCATCTTCACCGATCGACGCGTGACGGTCTTTTTCGCCATTTCGATGTAGTCGGTTTTCCACGGTCCATTGTCCTTCGCCTTCGACCGCGTGCGGATGGCCTCAACTTCTTCCTTGCTCATGATATCGAACTGCTCGCCGCCGTCCTCCAACTTCCACACCGTGTAGACCGCCGTCAGCGTGTCCGGCGTCCGCGCGATGGAGAAGTCGGGCACATGAATGATCTTCGGGTCCGTGCCATAATGCGGCTCGAAGCGCTCCCCCTCGAACACCGGACGGGAGTCCACGCTCTTGATCGACCCGCTGCGCCTTGCCAGCGTCACCAGTCCACGGTATCCGATGATCAACTCCACATCGTACCGGCCCGTGTTTTTGTTCCAGTAAGGCACGAGATACGCCTCGCCCAGCGCCGAACCCGCCTCCAAGCCGAGCGAGGCCGCGGAGACGATCGACCGCAGAAGACTCATGCGATCCGTCTTGGGGTGCGAGAGCTGTGGTGCTTTCGTGACGGCGAGCAGCGCCACCTTCAGCACCCGGTCTGGATTGATCCGATTCGCCGCCGCCGAAACGATCGCCTCGCGATGCTTTTCGAGGAACTTCTTCAGCGATTCCGTCGCCTCGTCTTTCGCGTCCTCCGGCTTCGCGAGTGCCGTGGATTCCTGCGCGTCGTTGGTGCTCATGCGTCCGCCTCCCCTGACGTGTCCTCTTCCGACTTGAACAGGAATCGGCGCACGCCCGGCTTCGGCGTCGAGAACTTCTCCACCCGCTCCCGCACGACGCCATCCGGCGTGATCTGCTGGTGCGCATGCGCGGCGCGCGACAGCGCGAGCTCGCCAGCGACATCATACGCCACTGCTTCCCAGTCCACCTTGACACCATCCTTCGCCTTCGACCAGGACGCCTGCCAGTTCGGCCCTTCAATCTTCTTTGCGTCCGCGATCGCCGCCTTGATCGTATTCTCTGCCTCGATCTTCTGCGCGGTCAGTGCCGCGATCTGTCCTCGGACCAGCGCCAGCGTGGTCGCCACCCGATCCACGGCCGCGTTCGAATGCACGACGGCCTCGGTGTGCTTCGCGAAGCGCCGCTGGAGGAAGGCCGCATAACTCTTCGAGCCGTCGATCGGCGGCACCTTGCCCGTGGCGATGTAGTTCGTCCAGAACTCGCCGAGCATGTCCACGATCTTCTCCGACGTCACCGGATCGCGGTGGAGACGATACCGCCGATACTCCTCTCCGTAGAACTCCACCGGCAGGTCTGCGACGTCGGTCGCGGTCACGATCATCTGCACATACAACTGCGTCGCGTAATGCATCGGCATGATGTCCGTGTCGTGCGGTCCCCACTCGGCACCGGGCCACCGCGCCGTTTTCGCTTCGACCGAGCGACCGTCGTCCAGCCGCTGCGCATCCAGCGTCGCCCCGAGGTGCGGCACACGCGGATTCGTTAGGACGTGGAATGGATCGGCAAACGCGATCTCGGTCTGTTCATCGTCGGCGTACGCTTCGAGCACCAACCGTTCCCGCCGCTTCCCTCGGCGCATGGCCGCGTTTTCCTCACGCTCTGGCGCTTCGCCCCGCTTGTCCAGCCAGACATCAATCTGGGTGCCCCAGGGCGAGAAGCCCAGCACCTTCGCTGCGTCCGTCGCCGTGATCAACGTCCGGCGCTTGCCGAGCCATCCTGCCTTACGCGCTTCGACCTCGCGTGCGTCTGCCTCATTCATCCGATCGCCCTCCGCTTCGTGTTCGCGCCGCCCGCATGTGGGCGACCCGTCCCGTCTACTGTAGATGTTCCAGCTTGGCGAGTGCCGCTGCCTTGCGCTCAAGGCGCCATGCATCGAGATCGGGCGTCCAGTAGACCCACACGCCATTGACCTGCCGGGCGGACAGCTGCTTGCGCGGGTTCTCCCGGCGCTGATGCACCGCCGCCACAGAGACGCCGACGTATCGGGCGGCTTCCGCAGCGTTCATTTCGTCCTCGCGTCTGTCCATGACAAGCACTTTATACAAGTACTTTCATTCCCGCAAGTGCTTGTAAAGGACTTTCATAACTGCCAAAGACAAACGGCCCCGCTGAGACAGGGCCGTTCATCCACTCAGGGCGCGACGTATGCGCGTATTTCTCACTTTTCTCGCACCCACTGACGGCCGCCCACTAAAGGGTCGTGCCCCGTCGGATGCCGGAAAGGTCTCGGGCCGGTTTCTCAGTTCGGCTTCAAGCGGCGCTCGGCATGGGAAGGAACTTACGCTGCCGCCGGCTCAAGCGCAACTCTGGCCGGCGGGTTCACCTGCACCACGCCGCTATCGGAAATGGAGAGTGCCCCGATGGTGCGCGCCGCTCGGGGCCAACGGCTGCGGATCCGTCCAGCAGTGCTCAGAATCTGCGCGGGTACGAGCTACTACGTTACGCCGCCACCAGCTCCGGCGCAACCGCCGGCGCGTTCACGAGCACCTGCCCGCGGCAAAGGCAGGAGCCACACGGCCCGTACGCGACGACGGCACCCGTGAGCGCATCCCACTCGCTCGGGCGCTTTCCCGTTCCGTGGCATACATCGCATACCGCTTCGACGGCCTTCGCACGCTGTTCTGGCATGGCTGATCCATACCATTTTCAAGCCATCGCGTCAAGCCTTTCGGCGGCGCATCCTGCGCAGTTTCATTGTTACGCAGTGCGCCAACGCGATCTCCGCGCGCGCCGTATCTTCAATGGTCGGCAAGAGTTGGAACCCCTCGCCCAGAAGTTTTTCGAGCGTTCCGCGCATCGCCTTTTCGACGGCCAGCTGCCTCACGCGCTGCGCTTTGCGGTTCGCCATCAAAAGCGGATGTTCACCGCGAGCAATCCCACGGTGTGAATCGGGACCGGCCCTCGCGCCGGCGCGCGCAGCGCCGCGCCGACCACCCTGAGGAAGCCCAGGTCACGCGTGACGTTCAGGCCCGCCCCATTGTCGCCCCCGCCCCAGATCGGCCCTGCGGACCACGCCAGAACGCGCGCGGGCGCCACGTCTGACACTGGATGATCCACCGACACCGAGTCCAGGACGATCCCGTCCTTGCTCGAGGCGACGACCCGTTGTGTCCCATCTTTGAGACGCAAGAGTGTGAGGTCGATACCGACCGGCGGGCACAGCACCGATGCCACAGCAACGGCGTGTGATGGATTTTCAACCGGAGTGGAGCCGACCACTCGGTTCTCATTTTTGCCGCTATCGCTAGGTACGGAAACAGGAACCGGGGCGATCGCCTTCGACTGCACTTCGACATGCACCACGCGCTCGACCGTCGTCCCTTTCGGGATCGTCTGCGCCGGCTTGGCGTGCGCGTCGGGCACACGCTGCACCACGAGGCTTGAGTCCTTCTGCCGGACGGCTGGCGCCGACGTCTCGACAACCTGCTTCGGGCGCCATGCATGCCAGGCGAATGTGAGCGCGCCGCCGGCGCCCACGAGCAGGGCAACGGCGGCGGTCACGATGTAGCTACGGAGTGCGGCCACGGCTCAGACGTGCGGCGTCGAGTCGGACCCCGGCATGTGGGAGCTCTCACCCTTCAGCGGCGAAGTGGGCGGTGCCTTGAAGGCCAGCCCAGCCGCCGCGTCCGGCCCTTCGGTGCTTGCCGCCTCGGCGGGCGGTTCCTGCACCTTCGTCGACGTCGCGCCGCTATCGCTCGGCTGCTCCGTCGTGTTCCCGTCGCCGGTCGGGTGGCCCGGCACGTTCGCCTTCCCGTGCTCGACGGTGTTGTCGTAGATCTTGGCTGCCATCGATTCGGTTCCTCGATGAGGAGAGAGACGCGGGAGGGTCCGCAGGTTCAGCAGTTCGGTTCGTGCGCGGTGCCCGGCATGTGCGGCGAGTGTTCGTGCGCGCCACCGTCGAACTCCGGATGCTCGTGCGTGGTGGGCGAGCCTGCGTCACTGCGGGGCGTCCCCTGATCCGGCCCGAGCGCGCCGGCGTCGTGGGACGCATCGCCGAGCGGGTCGTGCATCGGGTCAGCCCGCTTGTTGCGCGGCATGCCCTGGTCGGGACCGAGCGCACCGGCGTCACCGCTCTTCTTATGCGACTTCTCGTGGTCGGCGTGGCTCTTGTGGCTCATGACCTCACCGTCGTCGCGATGCTTGTTCATGATCGAATCCTCCGAAGGGAATGGCGCTGCAGGATCGTGTGGTAGTCGAGGGGTTGGGAATCCGAGTGAAGTATACCGCGTGCCGGTCCGGAACGCACTACCCCGGAAACAACTCGGGATACCTCGCATAGAAGGCCGCGCGGCACGCCTTCGGATCGATCCGGGTCGAGGCCTGATCACTATGCGACCGGTAGTCCCAGAGCACCTCGCTCACGTGCGCATTCTGCGCCCCGCCCTTCCAGAGCTCATACCACAAGGCCCAATCCGCGTAGACGAGCGCGTCGAACGCGAAGCCGCCGGCCGCGATGCACCGCGCGCGATCGATTAGGGATGTGATCCAGATCGGCGGCCCGTGGCGAAAGCTCTGGAACGTCCACGGCCCATCGGTGAAATGCGCGATCGGCCCCGGCCCGAGATCGCCGAACGTCTGCACATCGCTCGAAATCACGTGCGCGCCTGTCGCGCGCGCCTTTGCCAGCATGTGTTCCAGCGCGTGCGGTCGCAACCGGTCATCGTCGGCGTGCCACAGCACGAACTCGCCGGTGCACCGCGCGAGCATCCGGTTGAACTTCGTGGCATCGGTCGAGTCATCGCACGCCGTCACGATCTCGAACTGCTCGCGCGGGAGCGTCTGGGCGCTGAGCCCAGCGAGCGCCTCCGCATAGAGCGCGGCGCGCCACGATACCGTCGGAACAATGACCGAGATCGCGGGCGCGGTCATGCGTCCACCTCGATGGGCGGCAAGCCCACGGGCGGGTTGTTGATCTGCACCCCGATTGTTGCGGCCTCGGGATGCTCACGCACGAACAGCGCCACGAGATCGGGTGTGTTCAACGCGAGATAGTTCTCGACACCGCACTCGCGATAGAAGTTCATGGTCGCGTCCCCGGAGCTTGCGACGCCGTCCTGCGGCGGGAAACCGTTGATCGGCATCATCGGCACCCGCGCATACCCCGGCGCCTGACAGCCGAGCAACTGCGCGGGAATGTTCGCGCTGTGGATTTCACAGCCGGTGCGCTCATCGCTCGGTTCGCCCGTGGGTCCCGGCACGTCGCGGTAGCAGTACCGGCCGCCCGCGTGCTTCTTCGACCAGACGAGATCGAGCAGGTAGTGCTGATTGCCGGGAATGCACGAGACATCGTGCGCGTTGCCCTTCCACGGCAGCTCGAGCAGGTCGCCGAAGCGCGAGCCGTCCTCACGGAGGATCGTCGCATACGTCCGGTATTCGTTCTGGTCGTCGCGGTTGAACGTCCATTCTTTCATATGATCGGCCGTGCGTGCTCTACATGGTCGGGAAAGCTCTCGCGCCGCTCGGCGAACGTTCTCCCCTCGACATCATCCCAGATCACGCCGTCGGTGATGAAGCCGTGGTAGCCGTTCTTGATGTTGATACTCGGCTTCACGGTGAGTTGCGCAGGATGGCCGGAGACTTCCCAGCCGTGATCGCCCGGCACGCCATCGGCCATCGTGACCATGTCGATGCAGAAATGCCCGCAGGGCAACTCGACCACGAGCGGCGGCCGCAGCGCGGCCCAGACCTGCCGGTACTCGGGCGAGATCAGCGGCTTCCCGTTGATGCGATGCTCGAGGTACTCCGGATCCGGATACATGACGCCGATCGGCCACGGGCCGCTCTCGCCGTATTTCGCGTAGACGTCCTCGATCCGGTCGAAGTATTCAATGCGCCAGGTCACGAGTCGCCTCCCCCGCATTTTGATCGTCGCGGTCGATGATCCATTCCTTCATGTCAGGCTCCCTTGTTGCGGGCGTAAATCGCGACGGCGCCGGACGGGATCAGCGGCGCGAGCGGTGATGCGATGGCCGCCACCGCGTTTGCGTCCGGCTTCTCATGCCGGAGCAAGCACGTCACGACATAGACGATGAGCAGCACGAGATCAATCGCGCCGAGCGCGATGAGCACGGCCGTGAAGACGCGTGTCGAGGACACCACGCTCGGCGCTTCCTCGTACCAGTGGCACACCACGGCCACATCGCGCTTGATCTCGTCAGCGTCCATTGTGCCCTCGCGGACACGCAATCGCGAACACTTGCCGCTCGATGTGCGCGAGTCGCAGCGAGTCGATCTGCGTATGGAGCGCGAGCCGCGCATGGTCGTCCGCATACACCGAGACGTCGAGCTTCGATGCCCATAATTGCACCGCGCCCCATGAGATCAGCGCCAGCAACAGCGACGACAACATGCCCAGGACGGTGCGACCCATCAACCGCCGCACCTCGGAGACATCGTTTCGGAGCTTCACGCCTCTACCTCCCGCGTGCGCAGTAAGCCGAGCCAGCCGGACGTCGTATCTTCGCTCGCAAAGATGGGGTACGCTTCGCAGTGCACTGGCACCGACGTGCCCGTCCCGACGTGCGTAAATCGGAACATCGCGATAAACGGTCGCTGGTTGTGCATCGCCATCGCCCAGTCGTTTTCGATGCGGCGCCGATCATCATCATGCACTGCGTTCACCCAGCCGCTGCCGACGATCTGCTCCATGCGGAGGCCCGTCACCTGCCGGAGCGAGCGGTTCGCCCACACGATCAGCCCGTTTGCGTCGCCCTCAAACATGCCCGTCTCCATCTGCTCGGCGAGCGAGCGATTTTGTGCGATCGACATCGCTACGGCGCGGGACATCTCGCGCACCGTATGCGATGTGCTGTTGACCGCGTCACGCAAGGACGACCCGCCGTTCGGGAATACTTCCTTGCGGATCGCGGCGACGGAGTCGAATGCCTCCGTGACGCGCCGCATCCGCTCTCGGATGTAGCGGTAACTCGGCCGGACGACCTTCCGCCAGACGAACAGCATGCCCCCGCCGATGATGGCCGCAATGCCGAGCAGATAGTACCACTGGACGAGCGAGGCCTGTTGCAGGATGGCGATCACGCGGCACCCGCCGATACGCGTGCGGGCAGAGACAGCCGTTGCATGGCGCGTGCGACATCGTCAAAAACGTTCGCGTACATCGGCCCGCAGACTTCCGTCGAGAACCGCGCGCGCGCCGACGCCGCCACCGTCGCCCGATCCAAGAATATCGCGGCACTCAATCGGGCGATGAACGCCCGTTGATCCGCGCAGCGATACCCCGTGATCCCATTCAAGTTTGTCTCCGTGAACGCGCCAGCGTCCGATGTCAAGACCGGGGTGCCGCACAACATCGCTTCGACGGCCGCCCCGCAGAAGGGTTCGATCATGCGCGAGGGGAAGATCGCGGCCGCCGCGTTCCCCAGAAACTCCGCACGCCCGTCCCCATTGATCGGTGGCCGGTATTCGAGGTTCGGCGGCCCGAGGAACGGTGCCGGATCGCCCTGCCCGCACATCACGAAATGCAAGCCGGGAAAGGCGCGCGCGAGCACCGGCAACACCGCGCACCCCTTCGACTCGTTGATCCGACCGAAGAACACGACCGTCTTGCGATTCGCGGGCTCCAGCACGACCGGCCAATCGTTGAGCACGTAATAGTTCGGGATCACCCACTCCTGACGTGGCGAGTCCCACCCTGCGCCATCCCGCTCCTCTTTCCCCGTGACCCAGTGCCGCCACGCCTGCGACTCGAACACGCGGTAGATCGTGCAGGGGTTCGGGTAGCCGATGCCCGTCTCAACCGCGCGCGCCTCGCCCGATTTGAGCAACTCCAGTCCACGGATCGCGTTGTCATGCGCGTAGCCGAACGGCAGGCAGATCACATCGCCGGGCTCGAGCCGATCCACCAGCTCGTCGTGCAACCGGAAGTTGAATCGCCGATACAGCTCCGATCCGACCAGCGCCTTGTCACCCACGAAGCCGGTGCCGTTTTCGTGATAGCGCTGTTGACCGAGGAGGCCGAGGTGTTCCTCCTGCGTCATGAGATCGACCTGCTCGTTGGCGCCCGACTCCGCGCCCTCCACGCCGTAGTGGATGACGTCGAAGCCCTGCGCGCGCAACATCGGCGCGAAGCGCAAGACTTTTCCACTGAATGCGCAGTGCGAGAACGTCCGATCGGTCACGGTGTGCGGCAGGGCGAGAAGATGCAATCTCATGATCGTTTAGCTCCACTCCCAGACGAGACAGATACCATCCGCGCCATTTTGGACGACCTTCGTGTTCGATCCTGCCGGTTGGAACGTCTGCGCGCCGCCGCCGCCGCCGGGGATCGTCGGTGCGACATTGCCGACACCAGGCCCAATGAAGCCGCCGAACCCACCACGCGGGGAATCGCCGCCGCGCGCGCTAACATACTGCGGGACAAAGGCGCCTGGAAGGATAGTCGTGAGGCCGCTGTTGCTCGCATAGCCATCATCGTAGGACGAGTTGCTTTCGCCGTTGATCGTGACGTCACCCACGCCGCCTGAGCCGCCGCCGCCATTCGAGGCGTCATCACCAGCCTTGCCGCCTACGGCCTGAATCACCACATGGGAGTCTGAGACGCGCGTGACTTTCGTATCGCCGCCGTTCGTCGAGCTCCCCGTCGTTGACCCAGCGCCACCAGCGCCGACGACGATGTCGTAGGTATCACCTGGGCTCACGTCGACCGCACCGAAAGCGTACTCACCGCCGCCACCGCCCACGTTGCCAGAGGAGCTGAACTGACCACCTCCACCGCCGGCGCCGTTGCCCTCGAACTCGATGCGCGTCGTGGTCGTGCCGGGCGTGTAACCCGAGTGCGTGCCCGCCGCGAGCACGGCCGCCAAGCGGCGAATCTTGCCCGCCGGTGCCGTTGTGACGGGAATAATCCCCACACCCGCACCGATCGGCTGCACGTTTAGCACGCCACCCGGAATGCCAGACTGCGCCGCCAGATATGCGGAATCCGTCTCGCCGGAGAGCCGGGCCTTGATCCGGTACCAGCGCTTCACGCCATCGTTCGGCAACCAGTCCGTGTAGTATTGCGAGCGGCCCGCGACCTGCGAGAGAAACACGAACGTGCCGGGTGAGCCCGATACATCCGGCGCACGCTCGATCACGAGGTCATAGATCGGGTTCGCCGCATAGAGCGCGAGCGTGATGCCCGACTGCAGCGACGCATCTTGCGTCGTCGGCATGATCGAGAACGCGAGCGGCGTCGGCGCCGTGCCGATCGAGGCACTATTCGTCGTGAACGTGCCCGTGACGAGCACGCCATTCGCGCCAGTGCTGGGATCGCGATGCGCGACTGCCACCTGATACTGGACGGACGGACCATCGAGGTTTCGCATCAGCGCCGACGCGGTGCTCGCGAGCATCGTTCCCATGAAGGACGCCGACCAGTCGGCAGGCGGCGACGACCCCTCGAACAAGTACACATCCACCAGATCGGTGTTATTCGCTGGCGTCCAGTTGATCTGGGCGGCGTTCTGATAGATGGGCGACGCCCCGAGCCCCGTCACGAATGAAATCGCCGTCAGCGTGAAGCTCGTCCACGCCGTCCATGCGCTCGGCAAGCCGCCCTGATTCTCCGTCCGCGCGCGCACCCACACCTTCGTGCCCGGTGTCATGGCGGGCAGGTTCACGGCCGCCGTGGGACATGTGCCCGGCGCGTACCGCGCGAAGTTCACGCCATTCGTCGGCGCACTCGCGCCGCTGCCAACCTGCACCGCCGTGACGAGGTTCGCCGCCGCGTTGATCGTGGCCGCGTTCGTGATCGTGAACGCCGCCACGGTGCGCGGCGCTCCCGGATTGCCGGCGATCGTGATGGTGGGTGCGACCCCCGGCGTGACATTCGAGCCCGCATCAATGACCTTGACGAGCGGGCCTTTCGGCGTCTCTGAGCGACGCAGGATCTGCATGATGCGTGGCCCAACCGCCGCATTGTCCCCAAAGCGATAGTTGGCATTCGGAAAGTGCGCGGGCTCGATATAGAGCAAGTCGCCCACACCAAACCCCGTATCCGATGCGGCGTTGATCGCGAGCGCATCGCAGACCGGACCCCCGCGCCCGAAACGGTCGAAAATCTCCAGCGCGATCGCGTTGGTATAGGCAGGCAGATCAACGGCGTTGCCATAGGCGGACGCCTCATGGATATAGCCGGGGATTTCGTAGACGATCTCCCGCGTGACGAACGCATTCGCATCCGCGTTCACGACCACGGTTTGTACGTCCTGCTCGATCACGCTGTCGAGCGGCCGGCTGTTCGTATCGGTCTGCGTGTTCGGCGCATACGCCCAGAACATCTTGGTTTTGAGGCGCACGCTGGAATAGACGGTCGCCTCATCGTTCTCGAAGATGATCCCGCTCGCGTCCTGCAAATCCGCGGTGCCGATCGTCACGGACGGTGGCGTGGCGCTCTTCAATCGCGTGACGAAGAACTCCAGCACGCCGGCCGCATTCGTTCTGGTCGAAAAGCCGAATGGGCCGAACAGCACCTGTTCCAAAAAGGTTTGCAACGTCTGCGTCGTCGTCACGCGGAGGGCCACCCGGAGCGTGTCGCCCAGCGCCGCCGTGGTGTTGATCGCCGAAGTGTTATCGAAGGGAATCCCTGCCTGCGCGTACAATGTCGCCGCGATATCGACGGGATGCGCGTCCACGTAGACCGGCGAGGTGGTAGTCGGCGTCGAGGTATACACCGACACCGAGAGAATCTGGCCCACCGTCGGCAACGCCAGCGCATCCGGCCAGATGACATCGAGCGTCTCGATCTCATCATTCGTCAGCGCATTCAGCAACCATGCTGGCCCCGTTCCCGCGGGCGAGCCGGTCGCAATGTCCAGCGATCCCGGAATGAATAAGCCGTTGTTCGCCGCGCCGATGTATTCCAGAATCCTGAGCGTGAGGCCAGGAAAGCCGGGGAAGCCATATCCGGAATCAATCGAGCCGAACCGTCCGCTCGAGGCCGGCACTTTCGCGACCATCGGCGAGAAGTACGCCTGCGCCGTCTGATTGACCTGTTCCACCAAGCCGCCACTGCCCAGGAAATCGGAGTATCGACGCGAGACATGATCGTTGATGCCGCGGTATCCGCTCACGAAGTTCAACTCGACGCTCGCGCTGAAATACGGGGCGCTGCCCGCTCCGGCCGATACCACCTTGAACTTCCAGCCGCCGCGATCGTTGACCGGCCCCCAGCCTCCGCCTGCGAGCGGGCCACCGAACAGCGCGCCGCGCGTCCCGAAGCCCGTGACGCCGTCCCATGCCTGAAGCGTATTCTGGATGCGGCGCGTATCACCGACCGAGAACGTCCATGTGACCGCATCCGTGAGCTGGTAGTTCATCAAGTAGCCCGCGATCACCGTCAGCGGCCACGTCGAGCCGCCATCGTTCGACTCCTCGATGTAGCAGCGCCGCGAGAGTAGCAGTTGCCGACCGTTCGCGTCGAACAGCTGCGAGGTGACGACGCGCGACGGCGGCGACGATCCCACGATCACGGGGTCGGCGATGTCGATGGAGTACTGGCCGGTCGCGATTACGCCCGTGACGGGATCGAGCTCCTGCCCGTCGCCCGTGGGTGCCTTCGCGATCACCGGATTCGTGCCGCCTCGCAACGAGGTGAGCACCAGCGCATCGCCGGTGTCCGTGGCGTTCCGTACGCGCACGCGGTAGGTAACGCTCGTTGATCCCATGTGCTAGGAGTTATACAAACACGTCATGGGCACCGGCGACCCGGCGACATTCAACAACTTGAGCGATACCGTCCACGTGATGTCGCTCTTGTTGTCCATCTTCTTCGCGAGTTTCGCGCCGGGCGCGAGGCAACACGTCGCGTAGACCGAGCCCAGCGAGTCGCCCGTTGTCACGCTGACCGTCCCGCCCGCGCGGAGCCACACAAACAGCCGATCAATGATCGTGCTCTTGCTGTTCGGGATGTCCGTCAGGTCAAAGCTCGCTGTGTAGTCCGTGCGAAATACGAACTTCGTCAACGCGCCCGTCCCGAGGTTGTTGACCTCCGGCCCGATCGGATCAGAGTCGGACACCCAGTTCTTGAAATGGGAGCCGTCGGCGATCGCGCCGGCCGTCATGCCGTTGTCCAGTTGCGCGGCGCCGGTGCCATCGGTGAACGAAATGAACGCCGGGGATGACATTTAGAGATTCCTCCGCGCGGCATTTGCGAGCAGTTGCACGAGTTGCCGCTGGGCCTGCGGGTCGTTCGGGCCAATGATCGTCGCGTTCACCGGCGTGATCGGCGTGATCTGTCCCGACGCCGCGGCCGCGTTCCCGCCCGCGGCCGAGATCGACCCGCCAAACGTGATAGGAGCCAGCGTGGACTGCACCGGACCGCCGCCCGAGCCTCCGCCGCCCCCGCCGCTCCCGATGGCGTCCAGCGCCTCGCCCAGCGCGATCAGCGCCAAGCCGCCAGCGAGTGACGCTTCCGGTGCCGTGAAGATGTTCGAGAGGCCAGCCCGGATGATGGCGAGCGGCGCCGACGCGGCCACCGACTTCTCACCCATGCGCACGAAGATGCCGCCCAGTTGCTTGAGAAGCCCGTCCCCGAACCCCTGCAACGCACTGCTCGCGTTCCCGCCCTTCGCCAGCCCCTTCTTGAAGGTTTCGGCGATGATGTCGGCGGTGCTCTTCGCGAAGCTCTCGGCCACGCGCTCGCGCCGCTTCAGTTCCTGCTCGTCCTGCGTCGACTGGCGATCAGCCTCCGCGTTCTCCAGTTGCGTCTGCCGCCGTCCTTCGGCCACGATCGCGTCGGTGTGCTGCTTCCGATGCTCCTCCATTTCCTTGAGCATCGCGTCGTACTCTTTCGACTCGGCCCCGTAGATCGACATGATTTCGATCAGATACGCCTGATCGAGCGCTTCGATCTTCGCATATTTCTGGGCCGTCGAATCCGTGCTGTCCTGCTCCAACTTCACCTGCAAGGCGTGCGTTTCCTGCATCGCGGCGACTTCCGCCTTCTGCTCGGCGAGGAAATCTGTAAGGCCAGGCAGGTCGCGTGTCGTTGTACGCTTTTCTTTCTTCGGCTTTGTCGCTTCCTGCAAAATGTCGCCAAGCTTGTTGAACTCGTCCGCCATCGCGAGATTGCCGGAACGTGCCAACTCTTTTGCCGCCGCGTAATAGTTCTTCTCCAATCGCAGCGCTTCGGCAAACTGCGCTTTCGTCGCCTCGTTGTGCTTGATGGCGCTCGCCAGCTCCTCGGCATGTTTTGTGGCATTCTGCTGCGATTCGCGCGCCATCTCCTTATCGCGCTCAGCGCTCGCCGCGTCGAGAAGCGCCTTTCGCGCATCGAGCGCCTTCTGCTCATTTGCGACTTCAATCCTGAGGGACGCGATCGCGGGCTTATTCGTGCCATTCGCTTCGGCTTCCGCAAGCACCGACTTCACATTGTCCAATGTGGCCTGCATCTTCGCGACTTCGGCCTTTAAGCCCGTCTCGGCCTCACCCGTTTTGCCGCCCGCTTCCTTGAGCTTTTGCGCTTTCTCAAAGGCATCAATCGCTTTCTCTTGGTCAGCGGTTACGCCCTTGAGCTTGAGCGAAAGCTGCTCCCACCCATAGGCCATTGCCGCAATCGCGGCCAATACGCCGATCACGGCGACGTTGCCGATTGCCATCGCGCCGAGCGCAGAGCCGACCCGATCAATCGCAAGACTCGTCCCTGTGAGTCGGCCAACGAGTGAGCCCAAGTCCTGCCGGAGGCGTCCGACCTGAAAGCCGTGCGCTTGCATCGCCACGGAACCGCGCTCCCACGCCTGACGCCCGGCCTCGTTGATTTCGATGGCTTTGGCCTGCGTCAGCGTCATTTGCCGCGTGGAGTCCGTGATCCGGTCCATGCTCTGCCGGACCTCGTCCTCCCCGAGGGTTTCGTAGCGGATGGCGAGGGTTTCGAGATCCACGAACGGCTAGCTCGGGAGCACGGTATGGACGTCGGGAGCGCCCAGCATCGCCCGCACGACGGCCGCGACATCCTGCGCGCGCTTCGCGGCCACTTGGGCAGCACGCCGCGGCGGCGCGATCAGCGACACCGACTCCATGAACTCGGCGTGCCGATCAACCAGGGATTTCGGATCGTGGTATGCTCCGGCCATGAGCCCCGCCAGGTCAAGACGTTCGGACTTCTGCGTCAACATCGTGAGGCGGCGCCGCTGTTCCAGATGCCAGTGCGTATAGAGCGTCAGGGCGAAGGACTCATGCGCTACCGCGAGGACATCTCGACCCGTCGCCACCGCCACCTCCACAATGACGAACTGGATCTCATGATCAATCAGCGGCCCAACCGCCTCCTCGCCTTCCGCTACGCTGGGCCGCCGTCTTTTCCCTCGGCACGCTCCTTCACCTCCTGCACCCGGCGCACCGGATCCACCGACATTTCCGCGATCGCCATGAGCTGGCCGATCATCATCGTGCCCACCCGCTCCCGCGGTACTTGCGGGCACACCGCATACACGATCCGGCGTGCCCAGTCGAGATCCTGCAACACGCGCGCGTTCCGTTCCTCCTCAGTGTCCGCTTCCGCGCTCGCCGCGCGCGCGCGCTTGGCCGCCGCCGCCTTCTCGAACACCGTGATCGCGTCCCCCTGGATTGGCAGGACATCATAGTCCGCGTCGTCCAGATGAATCCGCGCCACCGGCCGGACGAGGGCGTTCAGGTCGATCGTGGGTAGTTCGTCGTCTGTGCTCATGCGCCGCGCTCCGTGAAGCCGTGAGAGCCGTTTACGGCTGGACCGAGAAGTACTCGCCGACGTACGGCGGGTTGTTCACGAGCTGGCCCGAGACGCCCATGTCGAGCCGCGGCTCGACCTCGACCGCCCATTTGCCCTCCTGTTTGTCCGTGCCGGCGATGTCCCACTTCACCACGAGCGCCTTCGGCATGCGGATCTGGAAGTACGTCCCATCGGTGCGCTGCCACGCGATGCGCGCGTTGGCGATGTAATCGCCGGCTGCGTACAGCACTCCTGCGGGCTTCGGCTGCACCTGTGTCGCGCCGGACGGGCCGCCCGCGACCGTCGCCAGCACCGAGCCCGGCTCCAGTTGCGACCACGCGGCGAGCGGAATCTCGAGGAGCGTCGCCGTGAGCTTCGCTTTCCAGAACACCGTGCGGTCCAGACCGGCTACTGCGCTCCGACGTCCGTCGAAGTCGATCTCGCGCAAGGTCTTGCCGGGGTCCCATTTCAGGCCTCCCTCCTGCGCTGAGAAGGCATTCTGCGGGCTCGCTCCGATCAGGAAGATGCCCGAATCGAGCAGTACGTCCGTGGGAATCTGACCATTCCAAGAGCTCAAGGGATTCGGCATCGTCGTGTCCCATCAGTAAGCGCGCTGCGTTGGGCCTGCTACCATCGGGAGAGAGTCAGGAAAGCGTCAAGCTACTCAAGAATGCGGGCCAGATCACCAGCGTGAATACTAGACGGATACCGCAGGTCTCGCCATCCACGGGCGCCGATCCTTCCGGCAGTTCCGTGCGCTGCACATCGTTCACGAATGCCAATCCGCCCCCAGAACTGTCGACGTAGAATGCCATCGCTTGCTCGCACCGATCGGCCGCGTCGCTGATATCCTCCAGTTGCGAGGAGGGGCGGCCGTAGAGCTGGATTTCCAGCGTGCCGGTCTTGCGCAGCGGATTGAACCCGTTCGAGCGTCGCGTGTCGAGCCGCATCACCCCGTACGGGAACGCGGTATTGGCAGGCGCCGCACGGCGATACAGGTTCTCGCCAATGATGTCCTCCAGCGTGTTCCCGTTCACGTCCTCGAACTCCAGGAGCGTGGAACGGAGCGACTCCATCAGCGCATTCGTGCTCCTCGTGTGGCCGGTGGGGAGGATCATATGATGTCCACGCCCTCGCCGCTGCCGAAGCTCACGCTCTGGGCCACGTCGTTTGCAATCCCGAAGGACGACGATCCGGTGAAGGCCGCATGGAAGGTTCTGGCAAACGCCGCCCGCGCCTCATCCAGCGTGGCCTCGTACGCGGGACGCCACTTCTCATCGCGCTCGAAGTGCCGCGTGAAGATGTTGTGGTGGCCGATCTCCCAGAACAGCGCGTAGTCCAGATCGGTGCCGACCGTGATCGAGGCACCGTCGTCGTTCACCGTGACCGGGCTGATGGTCACATGGTTGACGTTGTTCCCGATGGCGAAGTTCCCCCAGTTCCCGAGCGACGAATGGTAGCCGTGCCGCAGTTGGCGCCGCACTTCGTTGAACACCGGATACGCCATCGCGGTCAAGCCGTCGACCTGCCCGCGCTGGATCGCGGAGAGCACCGCCGCCTTGTTGCTCCGCGCGTCCACGAACATCCTCATGGATGCCTCACGGGGACGGGAACCGCGAGGGTGCCACGAACAGCGGCTGCACGCTCTGCAGTTCATCTGAGCCGCCCGCGATCACGACCTGATAGACCACGGTGTTGATAAACGCATCCGTGTTCAGCAGGGCGACGACGCTGGTCGGAATCTCGCAGTACAGGATGCCGTTCAACCCCTGAATCAGATTGAACGGCCCCATGCCCGCTATCGGCGTGTAGGTCGTGACACCCGCGCTGTCGGTGGACGACGTGCAGATCGAGACGGTGCCCGGCCCGCTCCACGGTAGAAACGTGTTGCTGACGGGATCGTAGTAGCGCACTTCGTGCCGCACGAGGTGCGCGTTCCCGATGAAGATGACCTTCTGTGTCCCGAGTGGCGGTGTCATGGGTTAGGGCACTCCCCGCGTCTCGTCGCGTACGCGAATGAACGGGCCAGAGAAGTCGCGGACACCGAAGAACGGTTGCGAGAAGTCGCGCGCCATCAGCCGCTGCACGGCATTGATCACCGCCCGCACATCGAGCGTGCAGAAGGGCGCCGTGCTGAGCGGCTGACGGCCGAACATTTACGCGCTCGCCTCGGGGGCGTCCGCAACGGGCACGGGCGCATCCACGGGCGCATCCGCGGCCGCTTCAAGCGCCGCCAGCGCGTCGTCGTCGAGCGCAAAGCCGAGCAGTTCCTTGCCATCGGGGCCGTGATCGTAGAACGGGCCGAGTGCAGCCGCGAGCCACGCCACCGACTGCCGATTCTCCGCGTCCGTCGGCGCGTCGTCCTTTGCCGGCAGGTCGCCGCGCACGATCAGGATCTTCGGGAGCTTGACCATGATCGAGGTCGCGAGCACGCGATCGCGCCGCACGACCCCCTCGGGCGTTAGCAGATCCTGCCGACCCACACGGCGCGTATGCGCGGCCTCGATCTTCTTCAGCACGGCCGTCGTCCCGTCATACGTTTTCTGATATGCCGCGACCAAGAGCGCGAGCTTGACCTCGCTCTCGGGGGCGAGCGTCTTGGCCGCGATCCGTTGCATCGCTTCGTACGCCACGCGGAACTTCTCGGTCTTCATGGGAACGATCTTCAACTCGGTGCTCATGATGCGGAGAACTCCAGTGAGACGGTGAGACGACGATCAGAACTCGATGGGCAAACCACCGCAGAGAAGATGCGTCACGGCCGGAACCGTCGCCACTGCGGGCGTCACCACCGTGTCGCCATCCATGACGGCATCCTGCGCAGGGATCGCGTCCTTGTCGACGACGATCGCCGCGCCGAGCGTCTGGCCGACCTCCTGATCGCCCCACCGGCTCGCATCCGCCCCGTTCGCGACGGCGAGCGTGCCAAGCGCGGCCTGTGTCGTCGGCAGCGCTTCGGGGATGCCCATGAGCACCGAGCCATCGGGCGCCGTCGCGGCACGCGCGAAGTAGATCGTCGCCTGATCGCCCGTGTACTCGGTGCGCAGGTGCTTGATGAAGAACGGGGGCGTTGTCATGGAAAATGCTCCGAGAGGCGTGAGGTTAGGACATGATGCCGTTCGCGACGAGCGCGGAACGGATGTTGTTGAGCAGGGTGATTGCTGCGTCGCGATGGGCGGACGTGTCCCAGCCGCCCGCCGCCGTGCCCGTGCCGCCCGCTGGGGCCGCGCCGCCCGAGGCGAAGGCCGTCTGCGGTGTCTTGGTGTTGCACCCGAAGCCGCCCGTGACCGTCAGCGTTGAGGCAAAGGTACCCGCTCCCGCACTCGTCAGTTGGAAGTTCGTGGCATGAATCAGGTAGTTGTTCGTGGCTCCTGTCGGCCCCGCACCGAGTTTGATAGCGTAGGCGTTTGTCGCTCCTGTACCATTGAGTTGTGTCAAGTGCCCGACGCCAAGCATTACGGGGTCACCAGGTGATGTGAATCCCGATATGTTCCATCCGTCAATGCGAATCCCGACCGTGGTGAGACCTGTGAAAGAGCCAGGTGTGTATAGATTAGAAACGACTATACCGTTTAGAGAATCGTTGTTCGCCGCCGCGATGTGAGTGGGATCAATGAAGATCGCGCGTGTGCTAGCGGAAGATGCCATGATGGATGCGGTGATGTTCACTGCGTTCAGCGACATCGAGCCTTGAAAAACGACAGCATCGTTGAACCGTGACTGGCCAGAACCGACCCACAAGGCAAAGTTAGACGCGCCCGCAGTCTGGTTTTCTATCTTCAGGCCATACAGGTTCGTGATCGTCGAGCCTGCACCAACCGCGCCGCTATCAATGTGAATGCCGTAGGCATTCGTGAGCGTGAACGACGCGGCCGCCGTGGCAACCTTCGCGTAGATGCCGCGGCCCACGCTGGTGCCAGTGGAGTCGATCGTCGCTGTCGAGAGAATGCCGCTCTGCGTCGTCCCGCCCGTCAGCGTCGAGATCATGTTGATGCCGACGGTCGTGGCGGGCGCAGTGTTGACGCCGATCGTGTTGCTGACCCGCAACGGGCGTACGAGCGTCATCACGCCGCCCGCAACGCGCGGGATCGAGATCGGCGCGTCAATCTGCGCGCCCGTATCGTCGCGCGCGACAAGGTTGAAGTCTGACCCCGCATTGCCGCCGCTCTCGGCTGTGGCGTTTGCGCGGATGACCCATCGCAGACTGCCCGCCGTCTCGAACTGGAGGTCGCGAACCTGACTCGTCGCGCCGTTGATGATGAACGCCGCGGACGCCGCGCTTGACACTTGCGTATTTGTCGCGAATGTCTGCGCGCTCGACCATGTCCATGCGCTCGCGACGGTCGGCGTACCGGCAATGGTGCCGGTGAACGTCGGAGACGCTTCGGTCTTGTTCGAGAACGTCTGCGCGAGCGCGAGGAACGCAAACGTATCGCTGACGCCCGCGAAGTTCGGGATCGTCAGTGTCGCCGCGCCGACCGTCTGCGCCGTCGTCGAGAGCGTCAGCACCTGCGCGTTCGTCAGCGAAAACGGCGAGGCGTTCGTGAAGGCGACCGTGCCGGACGCCGTGAACGCGCCCGAGATCGTCGCACCAGCCGCCGCCAGCGTCTGACCCGACGAGAGCGTACCGCCCGCGCTCATGGTCAGCGCCCCGCTCACCGCAAGCGTGCTCGGGAAGGTGTAGCCACCCGTGCCGAACGTCCCTGCGGTCACCAGCGAGGCCGGTACCGCCCCAGCGATCAGCGTCCCGATGGTCGTCAGCGAACTCGTCACCACGGTCGCGTTCAGCGTCGTGCCGGTCAGCGTGCCCGCCGCCGCCGTGACCGTGATATTGGTCGTGCCGTCGAACGTGACACCGTTGATCGTGCGTCCCGTCTGGAGCGCCGTCGCCGTCGCCGCATTGCCCGTGATGTTGCCGGTCAGCGTGCCCGTCAGCGTCCCGGAAACCGTGAGCGAGCGCGTGACGGTGATCGTCGTCCCCGCGCCCGTATCCCACGATCCGTTGCCGGTCGGGAGCGTCGCGTACGGCAGGTTCGCGGCCCATGTGGGATTCGTCCCGTTCGACAGGCTGATGGTGTTCGCCGCGCCAATCGCGCGGCGTGTGAGCGTCGTGCCCGACACGTAGTAGAGCGTGTCACCCGCCGCGTAGGTCGTGAGGCCCGTCCCGCCATACGGTGTCGTGATCGGCGTTGCGTTCCACGTGCCCGTTGCGATCGTGCCAACGCTCGCGAGCGCCGCCATTGTCGTCACGTTCGGCTGGATTGCCGTGCTCAGCGTGATCGCCTGATTGCTCGACCACGTCGGTGCGCCGCTCACCGTCGCCCCGGTGAGCGCCATCGTGTTCCCCGCCTGCATCGTCAGGTTGCCCGGCACCGTCAGGTTGCTCGAATCCGCATCAAGCATCACCGCCTTCTCGGCGGGCAAGTCGATCCACACGTCGACGATGCCGTTCGCGAAGTTCACGAGTGACGTGTTGCCGTTCGACGTGTCGTAGACGATCGTACGCGCGAGCGTTTTCGCGGCGTGATTGTAGACACCCTCGCCGACCTCCCACTGGCCGCTCGTCTCGTGCTCGATCGTGTACGGCACGAGTTCGCCGTCGAGCCGCGCGGGGAACGCCTGCAAGCCAATCCCAGCCGCGCCCAGCAGCGTGATCGGCGTCGATGCGCCGATGTTCTGCGCCGTCTCTTGGGTGCGATCCGATACCGCGAGGATGCTCATGCCGTATCTCCGGGTTGCGCGACGGGATCGACGAGGTGCACACCATCGAGCACGGAATCGCCTTCGGTGAGGACGAACGTCTTGCGCAGTTCTTCGTCGATGCGATCGAGCCCGACGAGGATCGTGCGCGTCGCGCGGATCGCCGTGATGCCGCGCAGCCACCAGATCGTGCCCGACTCGTCTTTGAGAATGCCCTGCGACGGCACCACGCACTCGTCGGCGAACTGCGCCTGCGCATCATAGCGCAGTTGCGTCTTGTCCTGCGCCGTGCGGACGTTCGACGTCATCGTGTCGATGCGGCCCCACCAGCTCGCGGCGAACGTAAACACGGGGCGCACGTTGCCGCGCACGCCTTGATTCGTCCGCGTGTAGAGCCGCAACATTTGATCCCGAAGGCCCACCGCATTCGCGCTATTCATGACGGAATCCCATCGGGAGGAGCACGCGGATCACCCCATCAGGCAGCACGCTGATGACCACGCGCGCGAGCCCCGCGACCTCGCGCGTGATGACCTCGAAGGTGATATGCGATTGATTCATTGGCCGGTCACCACTGGCCCGCGCAACTTCCGAATGGCCCGCGCCACGCGGTCAGGCAAGCCCGTGATCGGATCGATCGCGTACGTGACACTCGTTCCTGCCGCCTTGAGCGCCGACGCCCCGATATCCCGCTGCTGGAACAGATATCCCACATAATCAATGACCGCCCGCCGGATGAGCGGGAGCCAGATCGTCGCATAATCGGGTGAGGTGCCCCAGCCCGCGTTCGCCGCGATCGTGTACGGACCTTGATTGAACAGGCTCCACGGACCCGCGAAGAAGGCGCCGGGACCGTTCGCCGGCAGTCCCACGATCAGCCCCTTGTCGAGCCGCACCGTGTACGTCGCCGGGTCGATGGTTACGCCCATGTAGTTCTTGACGACGATGCTCGCGGGATCGACCGGCACGTACTTTAGGATGAGGTTCGAGACGCCCTCGCCAATCCGCAACGTCGTCGCGTCGTCGTACCAGAGGACCGGCTTGATCGTGAGGCACTTCCCGCTGTTGCCCTCGATCTCCCCTTGGGCCTCGCTGATGAGTTCCGCGATCAGCCCATTCACGACCTCGGCGCTCGTCTGGATGCGGTAGTACGTCGTGATGTCGGCCGGCGTGACGAGTACGGCGGTCGACGTGAACACGATCGGGGTGCCCGCCAAGCCCGCGACGTCCGCGGTGACGATCTGCTGGCCGGTCGCCGGTCCCAGCGTCCACCCGTTCGTCGCGATCCCGTTCGCTCCCGTGACCGAGGTCGGTGACGTGAGGGTTCCGGCCCCCGTCCCCACCTGCCAGTTCACGGTGACGCCCGCGACCGGGTTGCCGCTGCCATCCGTGACCAGCACCGCCAGCGAGACGGGCAGGAGCGTCGATGGCAGGCCGAGTTGCGCGTTGCCCGCCGAGAGCGCAATCGTCGTGGCGGCCATCAGCGCTCCTCGTTGGGTTCAACGCGCGGCGTGAGCACGACTCGATGGTCATACGGCGCCGTCCAGCCGCACTGCAAACAGACGATCTGGCGCCGGGCATTCGGGCCGGCCAGCGCCGAACTGCCGTGCCTCGGACATAGGACATTCGCGCCCTTGATCCGCGGCAATAGCCGGCGCGCCGGCTTCGCGCCCTTCGCACCAGCCTCACGCGGCGACAAGATTCCGCTCCTTGAGGGCCGCCGTGATGATCCGCCAATACTTCCGTCCCACGGGCAGGTAATCGTGATAGGCCTCCACATAGCGCCGCGTGCGCGCCGCCTCGCTCGCGCGGTATGCCTCATCGAATACCAAGCGCTCGAGCACGCCCACGATATCCTCGTGGTCCTTCGCAAACGTGTAGGGGCACTCGCCGATCTCATCGAGATAGTCGTCCCGCACCTCCGAGTCGCCCGCGATCACGGGTTGGCCCATCGCCGACGCCTCGATCCCGGATCCCTGAATGCCCAGCCAGAACGAGTCGAAGGTGATGTCGCACGTCGCCTTGATCTTCAAGCACTCGGCGTGCTTTTTGCCCATGACCTTGATGTACTCGATCGGCCAGCCTTTCTGCATGAGCTCGAACATCACGAAATCGAGTTGCGTGGTGCCCTTGACCCGCTCGTTGGTCGGCGAATGGCAGATCCGGATGCGCTTGTTCGGCCGCTCCTCGACCGGCACCCAGTATTTCGCGCGCAGCGCCGCATAGTCCGCGCACGGCACCGGGATCGGCACCCAGGGGATGTGCGCGCCATAGCGCCGCGGATGGTAGAGGCGCGCCCCGATCTGGATCGCACCGACCTGCTCATCCAGCGCCTGCTGCACGAGCCGATAGTCCGTCTTGAAGGATTCCGGCCCCTGCGACCCGTGGTAGTGCCGCACGAGCAACTGCTTCGAGCGATCGGGCCAGCGATTCATGCACCCCTGCTCAAGCGTCGTGTAATCCATGTGCACGTGCACGATGTCGGCCGTCTCGAATAGGTTCGACACGCCGATGCGATGCCGGAAGCCGTCATACTGCCGCAGGTCACAGTACGGATTGGATTCTCCGTACCGCACGAACGCGCTGGTGGCTCCGGTGCCATCGACGTCGGCCGCGTGATTGAACGCGGCATGGTAGCGGTACGCCGCGCACCCCGGATCGTACTGCGTCAACTGCAGCACGCGGGGATGCGGCGATGCCAACGCCTCGCGTTCGCGCCGGCCATACTGCGTCTCCTCGGGGAGCGGGGCCAACTGCCGGCCGAACGCTTGATCCCAGCCCACATAATCCTGCCGCTCGAGCGAGATCGCATAGCCGCTCTCGATCAACTGCCGCCCGCGTCCCTCATCGGCGTCGAACAGCGCCCCCGGCTGAATCCGGTTGCCGTCCAGATCGTTCTGGAGCACGACCGCGCGCATCTTCACCGGGAGAGTCCTCGTCCGCAAAGTGGAAGCGGGGCGGCGGCCTCGACAGCTCCGCCGCCCCGCGCAATCCTCGTACCTACCGTGTACCTACCGTTCCCCTAAACTCGGCGAGTGATCGATTAGTTCAGGTAGACGAACGGGGAGTGCTCGTCGACGCCGGCCGAGCCCGCATATTTGTACGCGTACTTGCCGTCGTTGATCGGGATGCCGCCGCCGCGAACCACGAACCGATAGGTCGTGACGTCCGAGGTGAAGGCGAAGTCGCGGCTCATCTCGACCGTCAGCGCCTGGCGCAGCGCGAAGGCGTAGAAGTCCGGGTTGACGAGTGCGATGTCGCCTGCCGTGCCGACGGTGTTGAGGATGTCCGTGAGCACCACCGGGTACCCGAGGATCATCATCGACGGCAGCCCGTTCAGGTCACGCAGGAACGTGACGAGCGACGAGCTGGTCAGCGACAGCGCATACAGCTGCTGGACCGTGCGGCGCGATGCCAGCCAGACCGCATTCGGGCCGTGCGTGAACTCGCTATACATCTTGAACAGGTCGGCTGTGCCGATCTGTCCACCGACCGCGCGGTTCACGGCGATGTTGTACGCCGCGCCCGCGAACAGCGCGCCCGCCGGCGTGGTCGTGCCGGTCGTGTCGCTGCCCGTGATGGTCATGTCTTCGTTCAGCGAGTTGAGCGCCTGCTGGCCGACGGCGTTGATGAACTCCTGCGGCAGTTCGCCGGTGAAGTCGTCCATCAGCATTTCGTCGGACACCTGCGTGTACGCCGCATACTTCAGCACGTTCAGCATGCGCTGACCGAACTGCGGCGTCGCCTGCGGCTTCGTGGCGCCTTCGCCGACGATCCCGACCTGTGCGATCTGACCGGCCATCGGACGGTTCAGCACCGTCGAGGCGTTGGTATCGCTCTGGATCAGGTAGGGGATGCGGAGCGACCGGCCTGGCACCGTGAAGGCCCGCGCGCGCTGCAGGAGGCCCTGCTGCACGTTCGCGAGCGAGAAGATCGACTGCACCTGCGTGAGCGGGAGCAGGAACGAGCCGCCGGAGACATCGCCCGTGGCGCCGGTGATCATGCGCTGGAGGGTCAGGTTGTCCTTCAGCACCTTCTGCTGGAACTTCGCGCGGCTGGCGTTCGACACGTCCACCGCGTCCTCGCCGCGCGCCACGCGCAGGAAGTTGTAGACGGAGCCGAAGCCCATCCGCACTTCCTCGGTGTGCTTCTTGATCTGCTCCTGCATCGGTCGCATCAGCGCGGCCGGCTCGAAGCCGAGCGTGGCCCGCGTGTACTCGCCGCCCTTGGACGCGCGGTCCGCGTCCAGGACTTCGGCCACGAGGTCGCCGTTGCCGCCCTGCCGGGCGATTTCCTCACTGGCCGTGAAGCCCGCGATGGTGTTCGCGCGCTCGGTCAGGTCCTTCGCTTCTTTCGCTTTGGCCGCGCACTGCTCGGCCGTCAGCTTGTCGTCGTTCATGATCTCGAGCATCAGCGCGTTCGCGCGGCCGCGCAGGTCGTTCGCCTTGCGGTTCTTCGCCTCGAGCGTGATGCCGGGCATCGTCTGGTCAGGCATGGTCAGTTGTCTGGATCGGAGCGCTGCGTATCAGGTCGGTCAGCCGGGCCTTAGGTGGTGGCGGCTGCGGCAGTCGTCCCCATCGCCTCGCGCAGGATTTTCCGGCGCTCGTCGAGGGTCGCTGCCTTCGGCACTGCGGACGCGGTGGAGCTCTCCGATCCTCGGGCGCCGTCCGGTGCGGGTTGCGCCGCCGGTGTCGCTCCGGTCGGGTCCGCGTCGTGATGCGCCGGGTCGGCGGCCGACGCATACACGGTCCGATAGACCGCCTGCGCCTCGCTCTCCGGTACTTCGGCAAGAATACGTGCGAGCATGCGATGGAGCAAGCCCCCATCCGTTTCGGCCGCGTCTCCGGCGCGCTCGCGGCGCACCGCGATCACGTCCGTGCCGGGCACGGCATTCACCGGCGTGACGCTGATCTCGCGAAGCTCGATCTCCTTGAATAAGCACGCCCATTGCGGCCCGTCCCCGTCGTCCACGGTCACGCTTTCGTCCTCGCGCGAGCGGAAGCCGACCGACAGTCCCGTGACCGCCCCCGTCACCTTCCCGGACTGCGTGACGGCCTCGAGGTACTCCTTCATCGCCCGTCCCGCTTCGGTGTCGAAGATCACGGCCGTCATGACTGCGGTATCGCCCACGTCCTTGATGTCCGTCACCGTGCCGACATGGGCCTTCGTCCGCGCTTCATGGTCGGCGAACAGGCGCACCTTCCCCGGCCGCACCTTCTCGGCGATCGTCTTGGCGAGACACCCCGGCGCGAACCGCGTGCCATAGTCATCGGTCACATTGTAGACCAGGGCGACCCCCGTCATCTTGGCGCAGCATCCCGGCGGCAGGTCGGCCGCGTTCGACCCGTCGCTCGCCCGCGTGACCAGCGCTGAGATCGTGAACTGGCCCGTGTAGCGCTCGTCCTTGTAGATCATGGATTTGCCCTTGTCCTTTTTCTTGGAGTCCTGCGACTCTTTGTCTTTCGAGGCGTCGTCGACGCCGATCGCCTTGCGGTGCCGCTCGAGGTGGGCGATCACCGCCTCGTCCGCCTTCCCGCCACCGTGCCCGCCCTGTGCCGCCGACCACGCCGCCGCCAAGCCGCCCTTGTGCAGGTAGAGCGTGCCGTCCGTCCAGATCCCGTCCGCGTCTTTCTTCGTGCCGCCTTTGACCCAGTGGTGCGGGTATCCCCACGTGGATTTCTTGTCCGCTTCGCCCTTGTCCGCGAACGCCAATCGTGGCAGCGCGGTCTTGTCGACATCGCCCCATGTGGGCTCGCCATCGGCCAGCGTCGAGTTGTGCGTGAACCGCACCTCGAACTCGTCGTCGGCCTCCGCCTTCTTGTTGTCTTTCTCATCATACTGCGCCTCGCACACCGCGAGCCGCTGGTTCTTGCCGTCCTTGTCCTTCGTCTCGAACTCTTTCGCGGCGTCGCTCGTCATGCAGCGCGCGACAAAGTCCTCGCGGCTCTCGCCGTCCTTCGGCTTCGGGAGTGGCATCGATCAAGTCCTCAGTGGGTGCCGTTGGTGGAACGCGGGAGCGCGAGCAGCACATGCTCGACGCCGCGAATCAGGAAGGTGCGTGCCTCCGCGCGATCGAGCGGCGCGCCGGGATTCTCCAGTGAGCTTTTGCCGGGTTCGAGTGTGTCGTAAAACGTGAGCGTGCACCGGCAATTAATCACCTCGTCGGCCGGTCCCGCCGGATCGCCCGGGCGCAGCATTCCATTCGTCTGAAAGCGCGCGTCGAGCGCCAGCATGCCTTCGCGCTCGCAGGCGTAGTGAGTATCGCGCACGCGCTCGTCGCCCTGCGTCAACCATTCTTTGCCGGTGATGATGCCCGTCGACACGGCAGTATCGAACTCCCCTTGGTTGAGACTGCCCACGGTTTCCGTTCTGGCAATCATTGTCGCGCGCACCGGATCACGGCCGCCGAACGCCGTCTGATCCACCAGCGTCGCGATCTCCGCGATTGACAACCCTTCCTGCAGGCCGAACTCGATCGCCTCGCTGATGGCTTCCGCCGTCGTGTCGCCCACCAGTGAGGCCAACCGCTCGGCGCGCGCGCGCACCGCCTGCTGCACGTCCGGATTCTGGAGATCGAAGTCGAACGGGATGCCCGCCGCTGGATCGAAGGTCGGCTCGGTGTCCGTCGGCTTCTTCTTGCCCGTGGGGTCGTCGTCGCGCACGCTCCACACCGCGCGCATCGCGCTCCGATGCGCCGCAAGGCTCGTGAGCACATGGTCCGCGCCCTTGCCGTAGACCGCGCCGATCAGCGGGTGGAACCGATCGGCCCAGCGCAGTTTGACCTCGCCGTCGGGGCGATACGCCCGCCGCACTTGGGCGCGCGCGCTCTTCGCCATCGTTGCGTCATCCGGTCCGCCCTTCGCTTCCACGCGTGCGAAGATCGCGGCGATGTTCGCCCGCTCCTCGCTGAATAGTTGCAACGCCTGGCGCCGGAACGGTGCCTCCTCCTTCGTTGCGCGCGCATCGAACTGCTGCCAGAGCGAGGTCCGCTGTTCCGGCGTGAGCACGATCCCGCGCTGATAGACCGCATGCCCGCTCCGCACGGAGCCTTCCGTCACGACGGCCAGCCGCGCCGCGCGCTTCGCCTTCGGCTCCGCGAGCCCGTCATTCACCTTCGGCCCGATCCCGCCCGAGTCCGGCTTGTTCGGGTCCACTTCTTGCGCGTCCTTGTTCGTGCCGGGGTCCGTCGCCTTCGGCCCCACGGCGTCCTTTTCCTTCTTTCCCGTCTTTCCCGGGACGGGCGTCGGCGCGCCACCGAGCGTGCCTTCGTCGGTGGGGAGCACCTCCTCGTCGTCGTCCGGAACATCGGAATCGTCGCTCCCGCTCGGCAACGCGAGTGGCGGCTTCGGGCCAGCCGGCGCCGTGTGCAACGGCTCGCCGGTTTCCGGGTGCACCACGGGCGACCCGTCGCTGGTGAGCGCGGGAGAGCTCGGCGGCGTGGGCGGTTCGAGCGCCACTTCCACGCTCTTGATCGCCACCGTCGTGAGCGGGGCCAGCAAGTCCTCGGGGTCATAGTCCGGCCGCAGTTCGAGCACTTCGCGCGTCTCCTGCACGGTGCGCGCGCCGGCCTGCAGTTCCGTGAGGACGCGCTTGCTGGTGCTGTCCCGATCTTCCGAGAGCGCCGCGAGCGCGTCGGGATCGAACCGGACATACACATCGGCGCCGAACTCGGGGCACACCCAGTGATTCAACTCCGACTCGATCGCGCGCATCATCGGCTCGATCGTCTGTTTGATGAGCCGGACCCGCGCCTCGATGTACTGCGTCCCCGACAGGCCGGCGTCCCGCGTCGCGGTCGTGATGCCGACCATGCGCGGATCGACCCCCGCCGCAGCGCAGATGTCCTCGCGCGCGACACGGCGCAGGTCTGGAAACTCCAGCTTCGAGAGGTCGAACGCCAAGGACTTCACGTCCGAGACGCCGCCCATGAACACGAATGAGCCGCGGCCGCCGCGCGTGACCATCTTCTCACGGAACTTTGATTCCGCGACTTCGGCTTCCTCGATCGTCGTCTCTTCGTTGACGATCGCATAGCCGACCGGCTGACCGTTGTTCGTGACGATCTGCCGCACGAACTGGCTCGCTTCGTCATCGCCGATGATGTCGTTCAGCGCCGAGGCGAGCCGCGGGAAGCCGAACACCACGCCCTTCATCGACAGGTCGCGGATGTGGAAGATGTCCTGCACCGGCGACGTGTGCGGGTACCCCAGCGTGTCCAGCCAAATATACCAGAGCGGGTAGCCCTTGTGATTGACGTAGACGGTGGTGATGTCCTCGGGGTGGATCACCCGAAGGCTCACCGGCAACCGCGTGTTCGTATCGACCGAACTTCCCGGCGTGCCGGTCACTTCCCCGTTCCCGACCGGGCGCTCGAGGAACGTCAGCGAGTTGCCGTAGCCGAGATAGTGCATGAGCATGAAGCCGCGATACCGCTGCGCGCTCATGAAGCTGTTCGGCGCATCGAACAGCTGCTGCAGCGGATGCTCGCTCGTCAGCACGCGAATCTCGTCCGAGAAGCCGCTGGCGTTCTTGGCCGGCACCTTCTGGTAGACCTGCAGCGGCACGGCGCTCGCGATATCCACGATGCACCGGATGCACGCTTGGACGACCGGATGCCGCTCCCAGCCCCGGATCCGGACGGTCGTGCCGGTGCGCTGATAGTCGGACGGCGCCTCGCCACGCAACGGGATCGCGCCCGTCGTCTTCATGACCTTGTCGCCAATCCCGGCCATTGGCAGGCCCGCGTTCCAGCCGATCATGCGGTTGGCCGGCGCGGCCGACGATGCGGGGACGGTCACCCGGCGACCGTTACGCCACACGACCATCGTGCCGGGATCGGCCATGCCGTTGCTCAGGGTCGGTCAGCTGCGTGAGGAAGTCGGATGTCGCGGTGCCGCATCAACCTACTACAAACGCGCCCTGCTTGCCAAGCAAGAGATCGGTCATGCCCCACACGTACGCATCCATCCGGTCCGGCGATTCGAGCCCAGAGTCGGGCGTGTACGTGGTCAACTGCGACTCCAGCATCGCGAATACGCCGAGATGGTGGATTTTCCCTTGCTCGGATTTGGCCGCCACCGGCTCCGCGCGCACCATCTTGCCGCGGCTCGCATTCACCAGCTTCACCGGGACGTTTCCGTTGATCGCCTGAATGTTCGACTTCACGAGCTCGCCGCCGTTGTTCGCCTCGGCCACGATCCGGTCCGCCTTGTGCTCATGGAACGCGGTGACGGCCTTCGTGCCCCATTGTAGTGGCGTGTACCGCCCGCTCAGGTCTTCCTTCAGGTAGCCGTGTTTCTCGGAGCCTGAGCCGGCCGAGGCGCACACCATGATCCCCGTCTCGTTCGCATGCTTGCCCGACGTCACGGCCGGATCGACCGCGACAACCACGCGCTTGAACTCCGGCAGTTTCGGCATCTCGCCCGTCTCCGGATTCGGCATCAGCCGGCTGGCCTCGATCGTCGCCATCTTCCACAGGGCCCCGTCGATATCCGTCAGGATCTTCGCCAGCACTTCCTGATCGTAGAGCCGCGTGCCTTCGTAGGCTTTGATCGTGCGCTCATACCAAGCGTCGGAGACGTTGCCGCGGTTCTCATAGCTCGAACTGATGGTGACGACTGTCGCGATGAGCCGTTTGAGGATCGGATCGCCGGGATCGGCGCCGCGCAGCGACCAGTCGTCGACCGCGTCCGTGATGATCTTCACCAGTTCCGTGAACGGCTTCGGCGTCGTCGTCACGCACGCCTGTGCGAGCGTCCCCAACCGCTTGCCGAGCATGAACTGGTCCCACGCTTCCTTCGGATACTTGAACGCGGCCCATTCGTCGAGCCAGCCCCAATGATGCTGCGGACCGCGGAGACGTTGCGGTTCCTCGCCGGTGAACGTGCGAGCCTGCGCGCCGTTCTTCCATTTCAGGAGCCGCTTCGCCGGCCAGTAGCGGACCGGATTGTGCGGCTTCTGGTGCGCGAGGATTCCCGAGTTGTGCGTCACTACCATCTCGCGGCCGGCCAAGAACGTGCCGCTTGGATCGAGCACCTGAATGCAGCGCGTCGAGACTGAGGAGACAGAATCGACAGCCCGGATCAGTCTTCCGGCCGATTCCTTTCCGAGGCGGCAACGCACGACCTTGCGCCGCAGATGAAACGGAACTGGCGTCCGCCGATTGCATGTAAAGGTGAGACGGAACATCATGCGGTGCTTGATGCTCACCGGAGACTTTTCCTGAATCGTTCCCGGTTTGAATCCCAGCGTCAGCAACAGTTCTCGGACCGAAGCGACTAGCGCGGCATTCGTGTTATCAAATGCACACTGCCCGCGTTCTGAGACATACCCGTCCGTATCCATCAGCCCGCGCAATAGTTCAAGCCGTTGAGCAGCCGAAGCGCGGAGATAGTCGACGGGAATGTGTTTTGCCTTAGCGAGCTTGGCGCTTCTCAGTTTCGCGCCGATCTTGAGGATTCCCCATGCATACGACTCGCGATGCTTTCTCACCTCGAAACCGTCAGCGCGGATGCGCTCGACGATTTCCGCATCTCGGGGATGACAGGTGAACTGACCATGTCCTCGCGTATCGCCATCACCGAGCCACGCACCGAGTGTATAGGGAGGAATGGGAAGCTCCCGCTCCGGCAACTGAAGCGGTGCGTTCATTGCAATCTCATGCTCGATGAGATCCGGCCGGTTCCGCGTGGTGACGCGATCGGCAATCTCGCGGGTGGTCTTGATACTCGCGGCACGCACGGAACGCCGCGGCTCCCTCTCCCTGCGGTCGCTCGTCACCCACAGATGCCTCTCGTCTGCCACGATCGGCTGCGCCCCGTCAATCGCGAGACTGAAGCAGGGCCGATCATTCCATATCGGCGAGACTGCGACTACCCGCGTTGGCATGCCATTCGCCGCGAATACTTCGTCGCCGACTCGAATCGCGCCGATGGTCGTCCATCCGGACGGCGTTACGATTGGAGTATCCAGCGCGAGCGCCTCGCCCTCGACCATCGTATAGCGCACATCGTCAGACGTCGCGCCGATGAGCGCGCCACGCGATCCCGGCATCGTCTCGGCCTTCCAGTGGACGAACTCGGCCCCCGTCCTGGACTTGCCTGCGCCGCGCCCCCCGAGGCAGAACCACACTTCCCACTGCCCCGGCGGCGGCAACTGCTTCGGCCGTGCCCAGAGCTTCCAGTCGTGCTCGATCGCCACACGATCAGCCGGCGGAAGTGACGCGAGCAACTCCTTGCGCACGACGAGCGGGAGTTTCTTCAACGCCGCGATCCGCGGCTCTTGCGGCTGGGGCTTTGCGACAGCTACCGATAGGCCCGGATCTTCCGCCACGGGCGCAGTCACGATCCCCGCTTCGGCACCGTCGCGGACGGGAGACGCACCAACCCGAGCCCACGCATGTCGATCACGCCATCCTCGCGGAGACAGTGGAAATAGTCGGCCTTGCGGAGTTTCGCGGCGATCTCGTCATACGTCGCGGGGCTGACGGTCAGCGTCGCGATCGATGCCGTAGCCGACGAAGTCGGGCGCCCGTTCATACATCCGGCGGCAGGCCGCGCCGCGCCATCGTGTTCGGTGCCTCGGGCAGTTTCGGTTCGTCGCTCATGACGCTCCGAATGAGATCCTTCGCCTCGTCGATCGGGTCGCCGAGGGAGGCGATCACCGCGTCCCGCCGATCCGGTTTGGCCGCATTCACGATCAGCGCGTTCCGCACCATCAGGTTTGCGGCGATCAGGGCGATGACGTGGGTGCTATCCATCGGCAACGACCCCTGCCACCACCGCCTGCGCCTCGGCGTCTGCCACGGGCACGTACGGCTTCCGCGCGCCCCACGCCATGAACACCTTCTCCACATTCCCCGCGCCGCCATGCCCGCTCATGGCGTGGACGATTCTGATCTCCCGATCGTCGGTGCGGCGATCGACAAAAAGCGCCAGCACGGAGCGTTCCAAGTCTGTTTCCGCCTCGACGTAGAGGAGGTAGTCTTTGCCGCCATCGACCGGTGCCCGCATATCGGCTTTCATGCGATCTTCGTCACCTTCGACGCCGCCAATCCCTTCACGCCCTGGACGACTTCGAACTCCACGCGGTCGCCCTCAGCGAGGGACTTGAATCCCTTGAGCACGGCCACCTTGCCGTTCGCGCCCAACTCGCCGATCTCCGAGAAGTGCACGAACACGTCGCGCTCCTTCGGATCGGCGTTCTCTTTCCCGTCGCGGGTGATGAAGCCGAACCCCTTCGGGTCACTGAACCATTTGCAGGTGCCTGTCTCACGCATTGTTCTGTCCTGCGGTTGAGGGAGATTGAATGCGACGATAGAGCGCAAATATGTCATCGGTCGTGACACCGTGCTTGTCGTCGTGCAGCAGTTCCTGAGAGAACAACCATCCTTCGGTCCATGCAAGCGGACGGACACGCCGCAACCGATTCCGGCGTACGCGCGCGCGCCGACGCTGCCGCCTCGTCATGCGCCGATGATCGCCGACTTCTCGCGCTCCAGCAAGACGATGAACGATCCGTCCTTCTGCCGCTCGGCGATCATCTTCAATCGCCAGCCATCGACGCACAGCTGGTCGAGCTGTGCGAGGTCGCCGACGATCTTGAAGGTGCGGTACTCCCAGCTACGACGGTCGGCCATCAGAGGTTGCGACTGACCAGCGCGCCGGCCAGAAACCCAAGCATTACGAAGGTGACGGCCACGGCTCAGGCCGTCTTTTCGGACGAGGACGCTGCGACTGAATCGGGTATTGGCGTCGCAATCTTCGCCTCGCTGGCCCCGCTGACGATGTGCACGAGCGTGCCCCCCGGAAGGTCGGCCGTCAGCGCCTTCGCGTGTGCGATCACGGTCGCGACGTCCACCGTGGCCGCCGCGGCCTCTTTCGGGTTGTTCTTGGCGATGAGTAGCATCGCGATCGCGCCGAGCACGGCTCCGACGACGACGCCGACGAGCACTGAGGGAATGTCCATGACGGTTACTCCTGAGACTGTTTGTGAGATTGCTTTACGCGACTATCCCTTGTCGCCAAGTAACTGACTGTGGACAATGACTCCATGATTCCTCTATGCACACCAACAAAGGGAAGTTTTTCACGCTATTGCAACGCGCGGCAAAGCCGCCTGTTCGGCC